GTATGTCCTCATTAATGTCAAGCAATTTTAGTTTAAAATTAGTAAATGATTTCTTGGCTGTGTTTTCTATGGTGATATCCATATAGTCTCGACCAGTGATGGACATGGTCAATGTGTCCTGACTCGTGATAGCTTTGAGAAGTTTATAAACATTTGCCATGTTCAAACCTGCGATGATATCACCGGGACATTCATACTCCTCAAAATTCTCAGCCCCTAGGACCATATGCACAAGGGTAACGCGGGCGGTGTCAAGCGTCAAGACATGAACACCCTTTTCTGTAAAATACACATTTACATCATTGATGATATCCTTCAGCACTTCAAAAACTGACTTGAGAGCCGAAGCTTGGATAGTCTTTAGATGCATTAGTAAGTGTGCGTTTTTTTCCTCTAAGTGGCTGAACTTCTGATTTTTTGCATAGCATCTGCTATATCTGTGGAAATTTTAGCTTCCAGTTCAGGGGTAATCTCTGGTTGAAGCTGCTGCCCAAATTTATCAAATTCAAAAAGGGATGGCGTTTCAGTGCCGTCTATATTTGTACATGAGATTGAATTAGGATACCATGATTCAAACTCGAACGGAATCATAGACTCGAGCCAGGGCTTAATATCCCCGCCAATCTTCATAACTCCTTCATTTGTAACGATCGTGGGCACCATGGTAATCTTCTTCGATGGAACACCGAGGTTTGTGATATTATGGTACCGAATAATCTCATTCAGAGAAGGCTGAGTCTTAATATATTCGATAATTTGACTCGAAAATTTACACTTGTCAGAATAGACCAGCAAGGCCATTTGAATTAGTTGACTTTTTTTGAACAGAAGAATTTCGCAGTCTATTAATAATGAAAGACATTATGATCCTACTGCTTGTGATTATTGTGGTCTTCCTGGTATGGAACAGCCGTGTCAATTTGTCTGGGTACGTCGCCCCAATGGCAGCTGACGGAAATTCTCCCATCTCACCTGATGTGATTCAGGCAATCATCGAAAAGGTCCAACAGACCAAACCAGATGAGCAGCCCCTCGAGACACTCTTCGTTAATCTCCAGGCTGACGGTTCTTATGCGAGCCGATTCATGTTTTACAACACCCGCAAGTTCCTTGGATCCCAGTACGATGTCGTATCAAAGATCGGTGAAGACGGAAATGTTGAAATCATAAACATATCGGAGTTTGCAAAAAAAGACTTTAGTACTGGATACCAGCCTGACAAGTACAAACCCTATAAAGATATAGAGAACAGTTCCGCCGCGCAACTCAAGGCACTTTTGGCAACTCGCCCAGAGACGCCAGTTGTGTCTGACATGCGCCTGGGGACTCGTTCCTAATTCTAAACTAAAATTAGATGTCAGTGTCTGCCCAAGACATTGCGAAAATGGAGAATTCTCGTAAAAGTGCCCGAAAAGAGTTTTATAAAGCTCTTCTCGAGCAATTTTGTAGGAAAATTAAAACTTCAGTACAGCTCGGTCAGAAGGAGTGTGTCTTGACAGTTCCTGTATTTTTGATTGGTTTTCCAAGACACGATCTCCCCACGACTGTACGGTACATGTGTCGACAGCTTCATCGGCTGGGATATATTATAAATCTCATAGGTCCCCTAGACATAAAGGTGTGGTGGAAGAAACCTCCCATACACCAGATGCTTCCAGAGGAGGTTGAGGAGGTGGAACTCCCCAGCCTCGTGAATTTACAGAAGATGGCGAGTACCCTGAGAAAGAAACCTAGTAAATAATAAATGACTAACTCGCCTCGGTACGGACCTATCGGATACGGAAATAACAAAATGCCCAGATGGATGAAACTTATTTTTGAAAGCTCAAAAAGTCTATCTCCACTGAGATCTCATCCCTTGAGTTCTCCATCCATCAGGGTGAACAGACGGCGTGTGCGGAGAGTCAAAGCTAAATAAGTCCTTGTATATTATTAACTATGGACCTTATCAGTGAATCCGAGCGTCGTTTTACCAAAAAGCTATGTGATTCTATGACCCCATCCATGATTGAAGCATTTTGGGAAATTTGGCTGGAAGCTCAGAAGGAGGCAAAGGGGAAGAACACTGTACAAGTTTTCCAGCAACTCCTCCGTGATGTCAAGACTTGGAATTCTTCAATTTCAAACCGAAATACAGAGTCTATCATCAAGGGCAACCCCATGTTTCCCAAGCTACTTGCCGCCGTCTTTGTAATTCACGTCAAGATTTTGAGCGCAATTCGCACTGATAAAAAGTCAAAGAAGATTTCAATCAAGCTCCCGGCAAATGATGTGTTTGTTCAGCGAGTCTACGAGGCGTGTGCCAAGGATATTTACGAGGATCCTGATATCATCGTCAACAAGAACCACTCGGATGAATACAGAAAGAAGGAGCTTCACAAGCGTTTCGTCCACCACATATGTGAAATCATCGAGCAGCTTGTGCCAATGTCTGAAATTTTGGACACGTACCTCAGTATGCCATCAGGCGACGAGGGCATGAACTTTGACGAGGAAGAGGAGGAGGTTGAGGAACTCGATCCTCCGGGTGGCGAGGAGGTGCCTGCCGCCGATCCCGTCGAGGGTCTTCCCACAAACAACATGCAATTTGGTCAAACTCCAGGAGGGAGTGAGACGGTTACGGTCAATAACTCGTTGACACCTCCTTCCGTTCCAGGTGGTACCCCAGTTCCTACCCAGGAACAGAATCTCTTTGACGATGCCCCAGATGATATGGATGTGAAGAAAATCCCTCAAATCTAATATTTAAGTCTATTAGTAAAAATGGAACAGTATTTCCAGGAGCCTTCAACTGCCGCAATCATAGCAGCAGCAATTACGATGGGTTATATTTTCATTCGTTCCAAGATGAATGGAGATGCAAAAATTAAGAATTCTGAATATTTCAAGCCAGCTTTTCTCGTAGGTCTTTTGGTGTTTTTCATCGTGAGCCAGGGACAGGGATCAAATGGAACGGTTTCGACAGATCCATATTAAAACCAATTGTTATACGTTCATAATTCTCTTCCCATTTTGAAACTTTGTGTAAAAACTTATTATTAATAGAACATACAAAGGTACTGTTTTTATTATTTACCTGAATGAAATCATCTTGTCCAACGAATATATACGTAGTTTTAGAAGGTTCTCCTTCAACACAGATGTATCCGTGGAGAGTTGTACCAGTAAAGCTTTTTATACTATGTGCATGCCAAAAAAGATTTTCACCTTTTCGGTGAATATTTAGCCATGCATGAAAACTATGTTTCTTTGTTGCTTCCCATTTTTTGGTTATTTTTTCTTTTATTGTATGAAATAATTCTTGAAGAATAGGTTCATTTCTCTCAGCTAAATTGTATAGACTAAAATAATTGGATATTTTGGATCCCGTCCCGCACGTATGAGGTTCTTTTGTATTTTCAAACTTTTTCAATAGTTCTTTTTCTATTTCAAGTAAAAGAAGTTTCAATTCAGTAATATTCACATCAATATGTTCAGTGTATATATATTCCATGTACTTAAAAATAATACATCTTTTAAGTATTAATGGCGTCGTACTCAGCATTTAATGAAATGTACACCCAGTTTCTCGGTGAGCTTGCTCAGACTTTCCCCGAGGAGCCTGCAATTGCAAAGGCGCTGAAAAAGCACAAGGATGAGAAAACCTATAAAAAGGTGATGAACAAGCTGAGTCCATGGGCTCAGCAGATTATGGAGAAGGATTCCAAGTTTTTTTGCGAGGATAATGAGTTTGTTGCGAGTCTGAATTTGCATGAGATTTGGAAAAAGGATGACGTGTCAGATGCGACACGTCAGGCTATCTGGCAGTACCTGAGCTCTCTGTACGGTTTTGGCGTGACTCTCCAGATGATTCCACCTCAGTTTATGAATATGATCGAGTCAGAGGCGGAGAATTGTGCCAAGGGACTCAAGGAGTCTGGTGGTGAGCTCGACGAGGCAAACATCATGGCTGCAGCTCAGAGAATGATGAGTAAGCTCATGGCGGGTGGCGGGTTTCCAGGACTTCCAGGTGCGCCCCCCCAGCGCAAGGCGACTAAGAAGGACTTTATGGCACTGGACTAAAGACGAGTTCCGAAGGAACTAAGATCCCAGGGACTAAAAAACAAATCTTACTAAATTACAGCATGGATCCAAGAGAGATTTTCAAAACTAGCGAGCTTTTAATTTTTTGGCCGACCGCATCCCAGACGGCGCGCGAGCGCGTCGCATCGACGACCCGTTTCATCCTGTACGCCACCTGCCTCATTTACCTGATTAACCGCGATGTACGTGTTTTTGCCCTTTGTATTCTCGCACTTGCAATCCTGTATTACCTCATGACTATGAATATGATTTCTGATGGAAAAATGCGCCCAGCCTCTGCTGACGGTCGCGTTCCTGGTCCTCTTCGCGGCTCTGTGACTCTCCCAACACTTGACAATCCCATGGGCAACGTTCTTCTGAGCGATTATGTAGATGCACCCGACCGACCAGCCGCTGCATGGTACCCAAGCATGCGCACAGAGGTACAGGCTGCCTGGAGTCAGATTCATCCATTTGAGCGTCAGCGTGATGCCGAACGCAATTTCTACACTGTAGCGGCAAGTACAATTCCCAACGACCAAGCAGCGTTTGCTTACGGCGCATATGGTAAGCCATTCGCACCAAAGTGTCACGACCAGGGCGGTGCCGCTTGCGACCCAGACCGCTTCTACTCTGCCTTCCCAGAGAGACCTCAGATGCGTGCAGGAAACGGAAGATAGATTAAAATATAGACAAGTATTAATAAAATGCCAACTCTGGACAATAGCCACAACATCCTCCAGAAGGGTGTTTGGATTGGTCCCGCCCAAGTTGTCCTGGCAGACAAGACTGACGTCGAGAGCATGCTTCGTGCACGGAGCACGGAAGCCTGGACTAAGGGCTGGTCCGAGAAGCCATACGACTTCCCCAACACCTATGTCAATTTGCCTCTGCGCGTGCTGCAGTGGAATCCAATTACCACTTTTGCCGACATCCAGAATGAGCGATTTAATGAGCGTTATAACAGCAAAAAACCAAAAACTTTTAGTCGCTAAAAAAGATATCTTATTAATAATAATGGACCCACTGGCAATTGCAGCCGTGGTCGGTCTTGTGTTTGCCGGAAAGCGACTTGCAGATGGGCGCAGTGAAAGCCCAGAGTCAGGTCGTAAACCTCTCCCTGCAACCACGAAACCTCTTACTCGCCGGGATATAGATTTGATGGGGAATAGCCGTAATCATTCCAAGGATTATACCGACTTTATGAACACGACCCCCGATGTCGGTCGGCGTGTCGGAGACTGGCGTCTTCAGCCCAAGGAGGCTGTTCCAAATCTTCAGGATATGACTCAAACGAATGGTCGGTTTCCATTTGGTCAGCCCGTTTATGACATGTACAACCGCCAGTATGTTACAAACAAAATGAACAATGTGAACCCACTCGAGTCTCCCAATACAGTGGGACCAGGTCTGGGTGTTGGTCCCAACGTTAAAGCGGCTGGTGGTTTCCACGACTACTTCCGTGCTCTTCCAAACAATATTAACGAGGAAAAGCTCACGACAATTGAGGGTCGTCCAGGACCACCCAATCCAGTCGTGAAGAGCGGTGGTGCCGGTGGAATTGGTGACATCACGCACAATGCTTCGCAGTCAAAGACAGTGTACCGCGCACCAGGTGCTTTTGGAGGTGGCGGCGCCCAGGGTGCTATGGTTGCCCCAGAAGGGCGCCCTGATAATCTCAAGACCCGTAAAACGACTCGTCGCCAGGAGTCGGGGCTTCGCACAGACACTCTTTCCGAGGGTCCTCCAAGCTATTTCGTGCAGCAGCCATATGCAGGAGGTAAAACTTCTTATACTGACAAGACACTCACTCGCGCAAGCGGCGATCGTTCCAAGCCAGATCGTGCAGGCAACGGTGCTCGTATGAACGTTCGCAACGACCCAGTGAACCAGGTGGGCGCTGCAACTCAGCTCCGTCCAGAGTCTGAAATTCTCCCAGCGCCACCCATGGGTCCAACCGGTGTAAACCAGGGTCGTGGAACTCAGCCACCTCAATATGACGATCCACTCAACGAGCAAAAATCAAACCCCAACCCACGTGCATCTTCGAGATTTTTGGATATAGCTATTCAGCAGCTTGAAAAGAATCCATTGGCTTATTCATTGGCACGCCCTCCTCCTCAAGTGTCTGCGAAATGTTAAATCCCGTCGTGAAGTCCATTAAAAAAATATAGACACAAAGTAAATGTCTGGAGGTGTCGTTCAACTCGTAGCAGTCGGACCTCAGGACGCTTGGTTGACAGGCAAGCCCGAGGTATCTTTCTACCGGTCGAATTACAAACGTTATACTCATTACTCAAACTCTGTGGAGCGCCAGGTTATTCAGGGAGCACCAATTGCCAACGGTATTTCCACTATCCGTTTCGAGAAGAAGGGTGATCTGCTCAGCTACGTGTTCCTGACTGCCCGTGACAACAACGGCGCAGGCATCGTGGGTCTGGACTGGTCCAAGGTGATTGACAAGGTGGAGCTTTACATCGGTGGTCAGATTGTGGACACCCATGACTTCGAGTACATGACCGATATCGAGCCCATCGTCGGCGCTCGTACCTTTTCCGAGCGTTACCTCAACAACAACAGCACCACCCTCAACAACCAGAAGGCGTCCTTTTTCCCACTCAAGTTTTTCTTCTGCAAGGAGTGGTCAGTGGCTCTGCCCCTGATTGGTCT